CGCTGTGCCGCCATTATATTATTTTTCTCTCACAAACTCTAATACCGTTATAGATATTGGAGTGTTAAGAAACCCTAATGGCAGGGTAGTGGTCTCTGGTTAAGAGACTCTAGCATGTATCGTACGCCACGGACTTATTCATCAGTCAAATGGGATTGGTAACCCTCTTCATTTCAGAAGCTCTACATATACTCTATGCTCAGCTAAGTTATACGAACTTAGACGTGACTCTAACGATTGTCAAGGCGAAATCTCTATCTAGATTTATGAAATAAAACACGTACATTAAAATGAAATTTTCGAAAGCAAAAAATGTATGTTTTTATAAATAGGTATGCTCCTCAGCAAGGTTCTTAACCTCTGCAACTGGTTGTTGCTATATATTTAAAATTCTTATACAACCTATGACTATACGCTACCACACATATTCACAAGAGAGGGGACATATGTCCTATCCTCTGAAAGATCAATTCATAATCTACTTATGAAGAGTTCTTCTCAAAAATTGGTCTTGAAGAATTGCTCCTCCTACCTTTTGGGCTGCGTTAAAGATACCTTCAGCTACATCCTTTGCATTTTGAAAATATTGCGATGTTGGGCTCTCTATGATTATATCTTTTAAGTCTTGTTGGTCTTGGTTTGTAGCTCTGGGTCCTTCTGTTGATACCCATTGTCTAAAAGCCGTTGTTGGTATGTATTCATACGTGAGTTTGACTTCTAACCTAAACGTATCTGTACTTGCTGCTCCTTGAACTAGTATGTACATTGCGTTTCTAAAATGGGATGTTAAAGCGTCTGGGTCCATTACCAACTTAGTAATAGATCCGGATAATGTCTCCGAATATAAGTAATCTTACATGAATATGGCGTCTGCTAAATCTGTAGGAACATATGAGTATTCGTGTTTACTGATCTAAGATGCATTTGATGCCTCATAACATGTAGGATATGTCTTCATCTATGTATTAGATGGAATTGGGAGTTACGTGCTAAAGGAGCTCGTAGAGATTGGTATTATCAGATCCTTTCCAGGAACTTACAATATTTGAACTATACCAGATCTATTTATCAGTGATGAAGTAGGTATCAACCTAATTCCACATCTTATGGTCCTTGCTGATATCCATCTTGCTCCACTGTTGTTCCCCCCTTATTAGCCGTTCATACCTCCGGCTATGACCTATTAGATATCACTATATTATCCTGACCCCTATTTATATTGGACTATGGGACACAACTGATTGAGTGCTGACCCACTAGTACCATCATATAAACTTGGTAACTAATACGCATGTGGTAATATGACGACAGATACTCCATATTATCCTGCCGCAATTACTCCTGTTCCATCTCCCATAGTAGTTTATAAGTTCATTTCATATGTCTATTCATAAATACTAGTGTTCAATGCATAATCGAAATATGGCTTAATAGGTCCAGTTTAAAATGGCCTTAAAACTGACATAGCATATTTTCCTAATTATCCTCTTGATGCCTGAATTTTCCCAGATTTTTCTTACCATCCAGAAACCTGTTTTATGGGTCGCACTACGTAGAGGCTCTATTTTTTATTACTTTTTGGTTATGACTAAAACTTAACTAGCTAACCTTGCTGTTAAGAGTTTCTGAATTATCCACCAGAACGGGTGCTCTTTCCTCCTTGGCTTGGGTTTTTATTTGTATTTTTAGGCACTATTGTTTACATGGGTCTAACGAGTGAAGCTGGATCCACGAATAAATTTTATGGGCATTTACCTATAGATTTATTCTTTCCTACCTCCTTCCGTGGCTCTTCAGCCTTTGTGGATTTAAGCTATAACTCAATGTTCCGTCTCCCTTGTTCTAACCAATATGTTTCTAAGCCTCTGTGCTTTTAGTCTCCTTAATTTGATGTTGCATCCTTATTGATAAGAGTAGAAATAGTATCATATCTTCCTGTCATTATTTCCAATCTCATACTATCATAATCTAGGGCATCCATCCCCTATAAGTCTCCTTACAAAGTGGAGATATATCTAAAAGTTTCGTCATCTACATAATGACTCGTCTCACAGAACTATAGATACTTATATTTCATCCCATATGCTGTCTCATGGTCATCTTTTTATACTTACAGAGACTTTGATGGTAACCCTAGTTTCGTAACCAAATTTGATATCAATTCCAGTGCATGACCTGACAGATGTATTGAATTAATACTAGATTAGATCAGCTGTCTAAATCTGTCTATCATAAATTTCGGCTTGCATCTGAATGGGTATAATGAATCTGATAATTACTAGTTAATAATTATTCTCGGGATATTTCTAAACATTTTTATACCTTATCCTGGTATGAATAACCCATTCATAGATAGGAAACTAAAAGATTCTTCTGATATATCCAATCCCTTTGTTCCCTATCCTAAACCCCTCATCTCTGGTGGTCCTCCCGCTATGGTATAGACTTTATCGAACTCCTCTTAGAATGATTATAAATCTTCTTTTTCTATGATCATGAGGGTATCGTCTCCACATACGAACAACGCTGATTTCTTAATCTTTGCTTTTTACATGATGAACTTAGTATATAGTATCACTCTTAATGTATTTCCGAACGTGGTTCTTGTTGGATGTCCAGAAAACACTGTTCCTGTCAATTTTCCACTCATCAATTTGGTTCTTTTTCCTAATGGCCTCCAGTATCCCGTAAATTTTGAATTATCCCCTACTAGTAGAGTCGTAACTTTCTATATCTACCCTTCCATAAACAAATGATCTGGGGATAGTATATGTTCCACTGTCTGTCGGATAATTTAGTTATCCACTATGTCTATTAGACTCTGATGTTATCGCGAGTCATGTGAGTCTCCGTCATTCCCTATAAATATAGGGTCTTTAAATTCGAGATATTTCTTTGTGATCTCTGTCTCTTTTTCTTTCAGACTCATGTCTCCTATGTAGTGGTATCCTTAACTCTTGAGAGACCTTTTTAAGTTATAACTAACCCATCCTCCTATAGCTTTTACATGCATAGGCGGATTAAAGATGTTTCTTGCTCTCTTTGATGTAAAGCCTGGATCTTAGTTTGTTCCCATTAAGTGATATTCGCCTGTTTTTGAGAATACCTCCATGTCATCTTTAATCT